ACCGACTCGAGATCAGACGTCTCGAAGTCGCGCAGCCTGCGCTCGTTGTCCTTGAGCGCCTTCTGGAGCCGTTTGTTGGACAGCGGGGCTTCTAGGTGGTCGCTCACAACAGACCCCCTTGCGCGGCAGCCGCCGGCGCCAGCATGCCGGCCATGTCAGCGACCTTCTGCGGGTCGGACTGGCTCATGTTCTTGGCACCCTCGGTGGCCGCGAGCATGGCATCGCCCTGCTGTGCCGCTTGCTCCTGCTTGGCCTTGGCCTCTCGAATCTCTGCGACCTGCTCGTCGGACAGTACGAGCTCGGGCTTGACTCCCAGCATGTCGGCCAACTCATCGACGATTGCATCGACGTTGAGCTTGTCGATAGCATCAGGTCGGCCAGCTTGAGCCAGCGCGGAGGCCTGCATCACCAACTCGCGCACGCCGGCGATGCCGGTCATCTTCTGGGCCTGGTGCATGACCGAGATGAACTCGACCCGCACCGCCCCATCGGTGTTGATGAGCTCCTCGGGGGGCTCTGGCAGTTCACCCTGACGCTGCAGGATGGCCAGCGTCCGAGTGATGCACGGCTCCAGCAGCCCGTGGTTCAGGTTCTCCAGCAGCGGTCCAAGCTGCAGCATGACCTCTGTGCGCCGGGCCTCCACCTCGGTGGCGGTAGCCCGTTGGCTCCGGTCGTCTGCAAGCATGGCCATCCACAGATCGACGTAGAAGGCCTCCTCGACTCGTGTTTCGTGCCGCTCGATGTGCTGCTGCAGGGCCACGATCGACTGGGCTTGCACTTGCATGGCCGGTTCGAATACGTGCCCCGCACCCGCCGGCAGGTAGGTCAGGTCGCCCGGCAACAGGCTCGCTCGAGCCGACCGCATGGCGTCGCTAGCCTTCATCGGTGGGTCAGTGCTCTTGTCGACCAGCCTGGTCAGCCGGAACTCGAGGTGCTGCAGGGCCTTGCAGTCTCCACGTGATTCCCAACCGGGGCCACCGCGCCCGTAGACCTCGCCGGCGCGAGGGTTCCAGCGTGGCGCCAGGACCGGGAACTCTTCGTAGCCACCCTCGTGCAGGAAGCCGTCGGCCTCCGGCGCACCCTTCTCCCACCACCGGCTCGCGAACTCCTGGCCTCCGGCGCCGAGACGTCCTTCGGTGAACTCGTCGTTGGGGTAGACGCACTGCAGGGTGGTGACCACGCTGCCTCGGTCGCCATTCTTCCACGACCGTCGGCTCTGGCCTGAGACGTTCTCGATGCCGAACCGCTGCACTAGCTGTCGGATGGTCATCGGCCGCTCGCGGATGACGGTGTCGACGTTGCCGTGCTTGTCGACGTCGAGGTAGTACTCCCCGATCGTCATGGTCTCGAATCGGACACGGGTGTCCTCGCTCTCCTCGAGGAACACAGCGGCTGTGGCGATGAGACCCAGGTCGCGATAGACGCCATCAGCTAGGGCCTGATACCAGCCCGACTGGGCCAGCACCTCTCGCATGATGCGCTCGACCTCGTCGAGGTACTTGCGCACCCCGTGCTTCTCGCTGAGCGCCTTGTCGCTGGTGGCCAGGTGAAACCACTCACGCGACGGGCTGGTGATGCCAGCCATGAGTCCTGCCGCCAAGATGCGCAGCGACCGGGCCGGCGTGTTGTTGATGAGCTTGGTGTCTCGTGCCTCTCCCTTGTTGAGCTCCTCCTTCGACCAGCGAGCTCGGTACGGCAGCACTTGATCGCAGATGTCCCGCCACTGGGTCTCCCAGCTGTAGCGCACCTTCTTGAGGTCCGCATACCGTCGATCGAGTCTCTGTCGTTCAGTCTCTGCCATGAGGTTCCTCGGCCCGACCCCCGGTTAGGAGGGTCGGGCTAGGAGGGGGGTTACTGGCTGACCCAGTAGCTTACACAGAACACAATCTTGCCAGCGGTAACGTCTGCCGTCGCCACTGTGACCTGCACCAGCCGGGCGGCGGTCGTCTTTTGCGGAGTCGGCGCGGTTTCAAACGCACCGAGATCGCCACCGCCGGCCGCGACAAACACGCCTGCATCCCACGGGTTCTTGGCATCGTTGACCGCGATAGCGGTGCTCAGGTCGCCATCGGTGACCAAATTCAGCTTGATCGTCGCGGTGTCCGGTGTGCAGGTCGTCAAGACGTCATAGGACTCGAGGAAGCACACCGCGTTGTCTGGGATGGTGACAGGGTCGGCTAGAGTGATAGCTCCCTGCGCCCCGCCGTCAGCGGCAAAGTCGTACGTCACCAGAGCATGCTTCTTCAGGTACAAGCCCGACGTGCCGTCGCTGTCAGGGGTCTTCGCCTCGGTCATCGAGTCGTCAGCCACGATGGCCGACGTCTTGAGCAGGCCAGCCGCGGTCAGAGTCTGCCAACCAGACTCCTTGGTGAAGACGGCGCTCTCGAGGGTCTGGAGCACGGCGTAGTACAGGACCGGCTCGTTGGTCTCGTCGTCGAACCAGACCTTGACGGTCACGGCCGCGTTGTCTGCATTGTGGATGTGGATGCTGTCGATCTCACGAACGATGTCAGCGCTGGGAGCCGAGACGAGCTCGACGTCGGTGGTGCCGCTGAAGGCCGTGTACTTCACGCCCTTGTTGACTGGCTCCTCGTTCTGGTCGAAGTCGGTGAACGCAGCGAAGCACATCGGAGCCGGAGAAGCAGCACCGGCGAGATCGCCTTCGATGGTGTGGGTGGTGAGTGACAGCTTCATGGTGTTGCTCCTATCCGCCGCCCAACACTGATGTGGTCGGTGGTTGTGTTTTGGGGTTTGAGAGCCCCTGACCCTGCTTTGTGGTTAGAAACGAACCCTGACGCCCTTGGCTCTTTCGCAGCCTACGCTGGGTCTCGGCGTAGGCCAGAGCGTTGAGCTGGGCCTTGGTTGTGTCGGCCGGTGGCGGCGCGACGAGGGGCTTAGGTACTGTCGGTGCTCCCATTGAGCTACTCCGCGTGAAGAGGGTCGCGCCATTCGCGTCGACCCATGGTGGTTGAGGTGTGGGGATCGTAGTCGATGACACAGCGTTGCACGCCCTCGAGCTGCGCGATCTGGAACTCCTTGGACTTCGGAGCGACCGGTGCCGAGAAGGTCATGGCCAGTGCGTCTGCCTTGTTGGGCGAGGGGATGCCGCGCTTGCGCATCTCCTCCTTGGACTCGAGCAGGAACTTGGTCTGCTTGCCACGAGCGGCGTACTTGAAGGCTGGGCCCGTGAGCTCGCCGACGAGCTCGGGGTCGGTCGGCAGGTTGGCCGGTGCCTTCTTGAGCCAGTCGGCCATGCGCCACCAGATTTCAGCTCGCTTGTTGAGGAACCGGCTGTCGTCGGGCGACGAGCCAAAGTCGATCGGGTGGATGAGACCAACGTAGCCCAGCATCCTGAGATGGTCGTAGGCTGACGCACCGACACCACCGACATCCACGAACAGAGCGTCGGGGCCAACGTCAGCAGCGCGAGCCTCCATGATCATGTTGGCGACTCGCGTTGCGAGCTCGACACCGTCGAGGCCTCGCCAGATGTGGAACTTGAAGCACACGACACCCTGGCGCCGGCACAGGGCGGCAGCGTCGTCACCGTAGCGAGCAGGGTCGAGGCCCCAGATCTTGGCGTCAGAGCTGTACTCGAGCGGTCGGGCGTTGCGCTCTTGGGCCATGGTGACGTGGTTGATACCGATGAGGCGGTCGCTTGCGAGAGGGGGGAACAGGCCCAGCACGTTGACCATGACCCAGGGGTTGTCTCGCCCCCAGTCCTCGATCATTTGGTTGGCCCAGGCGAGGCTGATGCGCGGCGACCGCTTCGGGTCCTGCGGGTCGCCGGTGATGTGAATGACGGTCCACCGCTTACGGTCCTTGGTCGTCAGGCGATACAGCGGTCCGTCGACCTTGGTCGGGTTACCCGCTCCAAGGATGCGAGCGACCACGTCGTTGGCCAGGATGCCCTCGGCCGCGGTGACAACGCCGTCCGGGTAGTCTCCAATCTCATCCATGACGACGAAGACATACTCCCCGTGCAGGCCGGCAAGGGTGTTCGCCTGCTGCGTCTTGTCGGCCTGCTGCGGGAAGCTACGGGCAGAGCACCACCAAGTCTTGGGCCGGTCCACCGACGATATGCGCTCTGATGTTTGGTCGAAGGCGCGTTCTATGATCGGTGATCGGGCGCGCCACTTGGCGAGCTCTGTCCAAAGGTTGTCTTTCAAGTTGTCGGCTGTGATCGAGGTGCAGATGCCCTTCGCATCCTTGTGCGTCGTCAAAAACCACCAGATAGCCCACGCCAGGACGCAGCTCTTGCCGGGCCCCTTGCAGGCTGACAGTGCCGTGCGGTCGTTGTCGCGAAACGAGATAAGAGCGTCGACCTGCCACTCGTCGATGACGAGCGGATGCCCGGTATCCTTGAGGTGAGTAGGCCCAAAGCACTCGCGAACGAACAGGACCGGGTCGTCACGCCAGCGGCGCAGACGAGCCTTGGCCTTGGGGTACTTACTCATCGCCGGTCTCGAGCAGTTGCGCCAGCGTCGGACCTACGTCGATCTGCTGCTTGTCGACCCAGATGCCAAGGAACTTGCCCTGGAGCTCGAGCGACTTGTTGGCGGCGTTGTGCTGCCCTTCCTCGCGAGCCGACTCGTAGGTCTCCTGCAGGCGGTCGAGGATGCCCTCGGCCGTGAGGTCGGCCTTCTTGGCAACCTCCTCGACGCGAGCCTCGAGCAGGATCGCTATCTGTGGCTTTCTCAGGTTCTCTGCACCGATAGATGCAGCTGTCTTCTCCGAGTAGCCGGCCTTGATAGCAGCCTGCGTGGCGTTCTCACCAGCGAGGCACGCCTCGACGAACAGTCGTTGCTTCGCTGTGAGCTTCCTACCTGCCATAAACGGCAGATTGGACTACTTGAGCCGCTACGTCACGCACACCCGCGTCAACAAAATCCAGCGCCTCACACCAACGCCAAACTCACACTCCACCGCGATGGCGTGCTCCAACGACGGCAGCCGCTCCCCGTTGATCCAACGGCTCAACGTATACCGCGGCACACCCAAGAGCTCGGCCGCCTCAACCTGGGTGATACCGCGTCGACTGATTGCCTTGTACAGGTCTGCACCTGCATGCGTGCGTCCTACTCTAGCCATGCCTCCACTGGTACACCCGTTTCCACCTCGATGGCAACAGCAAGCTTCAGCGACGGCTCGCGCCCGTGCATCACACGGGACAGGGTCTCAGGGGTGACGTTGAGTCGCCGGGCCGGGGTCACTGATCGCAGACCTCGCTCCTCGGGCCAGGTCTTGCGCTGGTCACCAGCAGGGCTACTCGTCTTCTTCAGTGGGCGCATCACACTCCTCGCAGGTCTCCCAGTAAAGGAACTGGGCGTTGGTCCCGGTGGTCTCTGTGGAAAACACAGCGACCGTCTTGGTGTCGTCGCAGTGGGGGCAGGTCATATGTCCAGACTTTCCTAGAGTTGTTCCTGCACCCGTCTACTCCTTGTCGGTTTCGGTGAGGGGGTTGTCGTACAGGCTGCCGTCGGCTTCGGCCTTGACG